CAAATCATATCATCCTTCGGTTCTTATTTTTAGCTTTTATCAAACGTTTTCTAAACTCCGGCGTTTGATGTTTGCCAATAAAGTAATGTCCACATTCTATACAAATCATCACTGGCGTTATAAATTTGAAGGCTTTATAATTCCAATAGCCAACCATTTTTCTTTCGCCTGGGAGGAAACTTTTACCATAACACATGCAGCAAACTTCGTTCATACAACAAGCTTTGGTGTGGATTTCTTTTTACTTTTTAGCTGTTCATTGTAGGCTTTCTTTGTTCTTCGTATCACTTCTTTATATTGTTCATCGGTGCCTAGACAATGCCATCCACATTCTATGCAAACCATTACAGGCGTTTTTACTCTGAATGATTTGTCTCTCCAGTATCGTTTCATAATTCGTTCGCCTGGAAGAAAGTCTTTATTTCGGCAAACCTCAAATGTCGTTGGATTACATCCATAGCAAGTCAATTTCATAATTTTCGGGTCGTTGCGGAAACTCCTATCGCTTTAGCGTAGGAGAGGAACAACGACAAATATATCATAGAAAAACAAAAAAAGTTGTTATTTTCGTCAATGTATGACATACTTATTGTTGATGATTACATATAATACACCACTTATAGGAAACGTCAAGCCTCTGATTGACTTGCTTGAAAAACATAAGTTTGTGTGTAATATTGCTTCAAAAGAGCAGTTCTCAGAAAAGAAAAACTCTATTGTTGTGCTCCATTCCAAGGTTTATAAAAATGTGCGAAAATCAAATCCAGAAATACCCGCACAAGTCGTAATCAAAGCGGAGCAGGAAATATTGAGTAGTTATCGTTCTATAAAAAGTAATAAACATAAGAAAAATAAGCCAATAGAAAAGAAAAATCTTTCAATGCGACTGGATAAGCGGTTATATTCTTTGCCTGATAAGTTTTCTATTCGTATTACCACGCTTGAAAAACGACAAGAATATAAGTTTGTGGTATATCCACGATTGAAAGAGTTGATTGAAAAATATTCTTTTCAGGACCCGCTTATTTATGAGCATAATGGAAACATATATATTGCTCTTTCTTTTGAGAATAAACCAAAAGAAAAATTGAAGCAGAGATTAGTAATGGGGATAGATTTAGGTATTAGACGAAGTGCTGCTACGAGCGAAGGAAAACTGATTATCGACAAAAAGTTCAATGGAGAAAAACGAAAACTTTGCTACTTGAAAGATGTTCTCAAATCAAAACAAACCAAAAATGCCAGAGTAAAACTGCGTGAGTTGAAACATAAAGAGCATAATAAAAATAAAAACCAATCACATTTGATTGCTAACATAATACTGAAAACAGAAGCAGATACAATTTGTTTAGAAAATCTCAAATCAATAAAGCGAAAGAAAAATAAATATCAAAATAAGCATAGTATATCACAAGTCCCTTTGTTTGACTTGCGGAGAATAATAACCTATAAGGCAGAGAATATTGGAAAACATATTCTTTTAGTTAGCCCATCTTACACTTCCCAAACCGACTGCGTAAGCGGTAAACGTGAGGGTGAAAGACGAGGTTGCAGGTTTTTTTCCAAGAATGGATTGATATACGATGCGGACATAAATGCGGCAATCAATATTGCGAAGATGTCCAAACTTCCCGCATCACAAACTCAAAACTTGACTTACGGGCAGGCACTTGTCAATGTGCCAAATGAATGTAAATCCTTAGCAGGTGTTAGGGTCTTTCAATCCTCTCCGGCTTTAGCCGAGAGGTAATTGACATTAAGAGTTTACCACGGATTGATTGAGTGTCAAGCCTCCTAGATTTCTTTGGCGGTGAATGTCCACCTTGTCATTTTGGCGACAAAGATTACAATCATCAGGGAGGCGTAAAAAGCACGGGCGATGATGGCCAGTGGATTTTTAGTTTCGGTCAGTTTTTCTTCTACATTTATTAGCGTTCTTTTCATAATAATAGAAGTTTACCACGGGTTGATTAGGTGTCAAGCGTGGAACATTGATGGTCCAAATGAGATTTCTTTTGGCTTTTCGTATTCATCATAGCCTGCTCTAAAGTCCATTCTATAAAACTTTCCACGTTTTAAGTAAATGTTATAGAAATGGAAGTTTTCACGGCTATCTTCATCACCAAAACTTGAGAAAAGTAGTTTTGCTGTGAGTTTCCATTTATCAAAGGAAAATGCTTTTGGATTTTTCATATCATTCAAGCCTCACCTGCGATTTTCTTTGAGTATCTTTTCGCCTTTGGCAGCATTACAACAGATTAGCTCAAGAAAATCTTCCTCATACCATCTAATCAAATAACCGCTAAATGAAAGTCTTTCATTAGCAAGAATGAAAAGCGAATAATATGGTATTTTTCTATCACCGAAAACGGTTTCTTGCCTTTCAAGATTGGAGTATTCTATGATTGCTTCTTCTCCAACAGCATGGTTTTCACCAGCACCGGCAAGAGAAAGCCTTGAAAGGATAAGCACTCTAAAACCACGTTGAAATTTTTGTTCCATAATTCATTTATTTTCAGCATACCACGGTCCATCCGTGGCAAGATTTAGTTTTTCCATTTACAATATTTCCCACAGCATTACGATGAAGATTATATTTGTGGGCAAATTCACATCTTACTCCTATATAAGTTTCCATTGTTTTATTGTTGAAGAAATAGTAAATTGTATGGTCAGCACTTGGATTTTTCAATCCTTGCTTTGCTTCTCTTATATGTGCGGTGTGTTTGGGTGATTTTTTTACTCCCACATATAAATTACGCAATGTTCGTTTCGCTGATTCAGAGAGTTTACTTCCCATTTTAGCATCGCTCATTTTCTTTCGGACTTCTTCTGTGAAAGTTACACCATCAGCATTAAAAGACAGATTATAACATTTATCGGCTTCATTTTTAGCAATGTCAAGGTATTGTTGTTCCACAAGTATTAGTTGTTCGGCGGGTAAATGCTTTACTATAACAAACTCAAACATTGTTTCTCCATATTTATTCCAAGCGTGTTGAAGTTTATCATTACAATGCTTATTGTGCCTCAAACAAAACAAATGTTGTCTAATCCATCTATGATTAAAATTGTGTGTGCTCCCAACATAATATTTTCCACTCAATTTATGTATTATTTTGTATATCCCTCCGCTGTAAGGAAGTGTGGTAGGCTGCGAGATTACGTTTTCTAATTTTTCGTTTATTTCGGTTGTAATATCGTTGTTGTCGTTCTTTAAGAGCGCAGAGTCGTTCTTCATCAGTGTTGTAGAGTTTTTTTCTTCCCATAAAATGTTGTCGTTCATATACATAAATATGAGCAACAAACATAAAAGTAGTAAAAAAGTAGTAAAATTTAGTTAGCCTCTTTTTTCATATTGTTAGAGAATGTAAAACTCAAAATCGTGTGGTGCCACAAAAGTATGAGCTAATCTGTAAGGAGGCGGATTGTTATTTTCAGGGGCATTCTCATCATAGAGGCGAAACCACTGCCAGCAAATAATAACGGGGTAAACGTTTGGTGTTCCCACAAATCCCAGGTCAATGGGATTTTTGCCTATGTGGTCCCCGGCGTTTAACCAATTAATAAAGGATTGTTTATCTTTAAGTAACCATCTATTCATATTGTTATTTTATCACAGGTCAGTTTACCGTCAAGCCTCAGTTCTGTTCATTAGCTTGTAGTTCATTTAGATATTCATTTGCTTTTCTCAAAATAAAGTGAGGATAAGACTCAACCCAGGTGAAATCGCCAATAAGTGGCAGATACTTTTTGCCGCCTCTCAAATAATCAAACGGTTTGCCAATCTCAAACAATCCCTCTAAAGACATTAACACTTCAAGGGCACCAGCTATTCTATAGCTTTGAAGGCATGTATGTGTCTTACTGCCCTTTACAAGATTAGCTAGACGACCAGCATAATCTTTGATTGCTTCACGATGTTCATTCATGGCGGCGGTATTTCTTTTAGAATTTTTTCACCTTTTGCTTCGTTACAACAAATCAGTTCCAAGTATTTTTCCTCAAACCACTTTACTCTATATGGCATAGCTCCAGTTTGATACAAAATAACAAGAGCATAAAGACGGTCGTTCTCATAACCACACAGATTGTCAGAATTAGAAGACTCAACAATAGCTTCTTCACCCACACCAGCATTCTCCCATCGTTCACCAGTAATATAGAAATCCCAATTACGACGACTCCTACGTTCTGCTTCCTCTGGCGACAATCGTGAAAGTATCCTAACACGATAGCCACGTTGAAATTTATAATCGTCGTTTTTCATTGAAGATATTACATCAGGTATCAGTGAATCGTCAAGCCGTTATTTTTGACTTCAAATATGCTTTATACATATCTACCGTCTTCTTGCCAATAGCCTTAGCTACAGCATCAGACCAAACAATCTCACCTGAGCCTTCACGCTTTACATCTTCCTGTGCGGCAGCTATAATCTCCCGCATCTTCTCCATTCCGTGATTTGGGATTTTCTGAAGTATGTGCTCTAGTCTATTAGTAGTAATCCATTCCTCTGCTACAGCATTTGCGTCGGCCATCACCTTCATTTTAGACGGGTCAACCACTGGTCGAGGTGTAGCGGTTTCCTTAAACGCATCGCCTTTGTGCTTACATATCACTCTGTTTCCTCTATTATCGGTCATTTCTACCATCGGACGAAGCACAACACCTTCACGGGGTTTAGGATTGCTAATGTTATCAACGGTAATAGGTTTATCAGGCTGAAATAAACTGCTTACTCCATTTCTAATTGCTTGAATAGATGGAAAATCCCGTTGAGCATCCAATGAAGCAAGGTCGGTAGAGCACTTCTCATAGTAAACAAACTCAAGGCCAAGTTTTTTTGCTACATCTTCAGCGTTGGGTACATCCAACCAACAATCGCCAATCCTAACGTCAAAAACAATAAAACGTAAATCTTTTCCGTATGTATGCGACATTCCCTGTTGGCTTGCCCCATAACATTCGCCGTAGATTGTATGCGTTTTATCAATAGGCC